GGTGGCTTTGCTCGCCTCCGTGAAGCAGCTTTGTATCGTATCGAAACTTCTTCAAGCCTCGGCTAATAAGAGCACGGTGGAGGGTGGGTCAAACCACCCTTCATCACTATAGAAGGGAAGCCTGTGTCATATACATTAATTACACCTTGGAACAATGAAACCTGGGTAGATAGCACAGTCTTTAGTCCATATGCAAGACTGGCTGGTAAACGCTTAACAGCTGGAACAGTAGATGGACCAATTCCAGTAAGCCTGACAGATGTTCCTAGAGGTATCACGCTTCTAATAAACGGAACGACTGTTACTGAGAATAGAACACCGAGCCAAGATGACTTGGCTGATGCTGACACCTACTACCTTGGCGGTCACGCATATACCTTGAGTGATCAAGAAGCACAGATTCTAATAGACGCTGGTTACAGCGATTACCTAACTCCGGTGGTTTAATGTCAAATTGCACAAGCTCTTGTAAGACCCAAGATCACGATACTTATGGCGAATGTCTAAAGCAGAATACTCCGATGTTCGTAGGAGTCAGTCCTACTAGATCTGGTTGGGACCAAGACCAAGTAAAGAAGGATGAAAAAGAGTTGGCTTCATACCGCAGTGCTATCGCACAAGGTATTGAACCACGTTCGACAAGAACACCTGATATCGAAAAAGCAGTTGCAATGTCGGAGACAGCAGGCAAAGCATTTGATGGAATTAACCTCACGTTCAAAAACTAAGGAGCAAAAAATGGAAGATATGGAAGAAACATACCCTGTAGAAAACGGCAAACAGTTTGAATATGTCAAGAGCGTTGACGAAGCAGATTACTACCCAGCAGCAGACAAGCAATACCCAAATGCTCGCAAGTATATGACTTACGAATCAATCTCAACCGGCGTCGGAGGTAAGAAATAATGAAGAAGAAGCCAGCAGCAGGAATGTGCAAGAAGTGTGGCAAGTCAAAGAAAATGTGTAAGTGCTAGTGAAGAAGACCAAGGTTGAAAAGGTAATGCACGAGTTCAAGACGGGCAAACTTCATTCAGGTAAGAAGGGTCCAGTAGTCAAGAACCGCAAGCAAGCAATTGCTATCGCTCTTTCTGAGGCAAAGATGTCTAAGAAGAAAATGGGCAAGAAGAAGTAATGGCTAAAGATCCACGCCTAGAACGAGCAGGAGTGGCAGGCTTTAATAAGCCTAAGCGCACACCGTCGCACCCAACCAAGTCACACGTAGTTGTGGCAAAGGATGGGGATAAGGTCAAGACAATTCGTTTTGGTCAACAAGGCGTTACTGGTGATAAGAAGCCAACAGCACGTCAAGCATCATTCAAAGCACGTCACGCAAAGAATATTGCCAAAGGCAAGATGTCTGCAGCGTATTGGGCAGACAAGGTGAAGTGGTGAAGAAGAAAGCATTTTGGGATACAAAGAATCCTAAAGAGAAGTCAACTAAATTAACACCGGCTCAGAAGGCTAGTGCAAAAGCAAAGGCTAAGGCAGCAGGTAGACCTTATCCGAATCTAATAGATAACGCAGCAGCAGCTCGCAAAAAGAAGAAGTGAGGTAGAAGGTGCCAACAGGAAATCCAGGCTCAACCCTAGTAGCGGAGCTTAATAGACTCGCTAATGGTGGCACCTATCCACCAATCTCTACATATGTAGACGAAGCAAAGGCTGCTCTTAATTGGGCCACTGCTCGTGGAGTAACAACACAACACACAGATACAGTAGGTATTCTAAATGACATCGCTGGTATTACGACTCCTGCGTGGCAGCATCTTGATTACAATGGTGTATGTAATTACATCGCTGGCACTAGTGGCCTCACTGCTAACGCTGCTCTCCAAGGACTCACCTCTTGAGTGCGAAATTTAACCTAGTCTGCGAGCAGGCAACCACATTTAATTTTCAGTTCCAGATCAAGAACGACACAACACCTTGGGACTTGACTGGCTACACAGGAACGATGACAGTGCGCCCGTTTACTGGTGCTAGCACAACAACTTTAACTGCAACTTTAGCTAATGGCTATATGGTATTTAATGCACTACAGGGGCGAGTAACAGTTACCTTCCCATCATCTATTACAAATATAACACCGAACCGCTATGTCTATGACTTAGTGCTTAGTTCAGGTGGAACAGTAACAAGAATCTTAGAAGGTCAATTCATCGTAACTCCAGGGGTGACAGTGTGAGCGATACAATAATTGTCGTTGAATCCATTACCCCGAATGTATCGGTAACTTTTTCAGCAGACCAAGGACCACAAGGTGGTATAGGTGTAACAGGACCTACCGGTCCTACTGGCCCAACAGGTGCTAGTGTCACCGGTCCAACCGGAGCAACTGGCTCTACCGGTCCAACTGGTAATACAGGTTCAACTGGACCGACTGGCGTCACAGGTTCTACCGGACCTACTGGCGATGCCGGTATTGCTGGTCCAACAGGACCAACTGGTCCAACAGGTTCTACAGGCGCAACGGGGGTAACAGGTGCTACTGGTAATACTGGTTCTACTGGTGCCACTGGCAACACTGGCCCTACTGGAGCTACTGGTCCGACTGGAGACACTGGTAGTGCAGGACCAGTCGGTCCAACAGGTGCAACAGGTAGTGTCGGACCGACAGGCGCTACTGGATCGACTGGATCAACTGGTGCAACAGGGCCTACTGGAGCCACAGGGCCAACAGGAGACACAGGATTAACTGGAGCAACCGGAGCAACCGGAGCCACAGGAGCGACTGGTAGCACAGGACCCACAGGTCCTACTGGAGTTACTGGTCCTACAGGCTCTACGGGGCCTACAGGCCCTACAGGAGCCACTGGAGCAGACAGCACAGTGCCAGGACCAACAGGTCCAACGGGCGCTACAGGCGCTACAGGCCCGACAGGACCAACCGGTGATACTGGTCCAATAGGACTAGCAGGTCCTACAGGACCGACAGGTGCTACGGGTGCTACAGGACCGACTGGACCTACAGGTGCTACGGGTGTAACGGGTCCAACAGGGCCGACTGGTGTTACAGGCGCCACAGGTGCAACTGGTCCTACCGGTGCAACTGGACCGACAGGTGCAAATGGTCTTGATGCAACAGCGTTGCCAGGAATCTTTATGCTTGGTGGTATGTAGACTTCTCGTATGAGAATCAACGAATACTTTGACAAGGTCGTGGTGATAAACCTAGACCGAAGGCAAGACCGTATGGAGAAAATAGACTCACAGTTAAAAGAACTTGGAGTCGAGTATGAAAGATTCTCTGCGGTAGATGCACAAGCTGAAGGTATAGATCCGATACAGGCTTGCAGGCAGAGTCATATTAAAGTATTAGAACAGAGCGAGGGATTGACGTTAATCCTAGAAGATGACGCTTTGTTTATGGATAACTTTCAAGAAGGCTTTGACAAGTTTATGGAACTGTTACCTAGTGACTGGGACATATTCTACCTAGGTGCGGTGTTACTTAATAGTGAACGCTGCAACGAAGCAATGGTCAGAGCGATGGATACATCTTCACTACACGCTTACTGTATAAATCCTAAGTTTAAAGATAGAGCGCTAGAACAAGCAAGGTCTTATCCTGAACATATAGACGTTGCTTATCGCCTGATACACAGACAGTGCAAGGCTTATGCGGCCTTACCTACTTTAGTCAAGCAGTATCCTAGTTACTCTGATATCACGCTAAAAGATGTTAACTATCTAAGCTGGTATAAATGAAAGTAGCCATATACACAATCGCTTTAAATGAGGAGCAACACGTTGAACGATGGTATGAGTCAAGCAAAGCAGCCGACTACCACATCATCGCAGATACCGGCTCCAGCGATAATACGGTCAAGCGAGCTACCGATCTGGGCATCACTGTTGTTAAAATTGGGATATCTCCATTTAGGTTTGATGATGCGAGAAATGCGTCGCTAGCAGCAGTTCCGCTAGATGCTGACCTTTGTATCAGTATGGATATGGACGAGTTACTTCTACCAGGTTGGCGAGAAGAACTAGAAAAAGGTTTCAAACAAGGAATCACTAGACCAAGTTATAGATTCATCTACGCTTGGAATGAAGATGGCACACCATCAGAAGAATTTAATGGCTTTAAGATTCACGCACGTAAGAACTATCGGTGGAAGTATCCTATCCACGAAGTAATAGATCCTTATATGACGGAAGAAACTAAAGGCTTTATTGGTTTAGAGATGTGGCATAAGCCAGATAACTCTAAGTCTCGCGGTCAGTATCTGCCAATGCTAGAGATGGCAGTAGCCGAAGAACCGAACAGTAGGAATCTTTACTACCTTGGTAGAGAGTATTACTACAAACAAAGATTTGAAGAAGCGGCAAAGATACTTAAAGCATATCTTGAGATAAGTAAGTTCCCAGAGGAACGCGGTTATGCCTGTCGCATCTTGAGTAAGTGCGAACCTGATATGGCTGAAGAATATCTAATCCGCTCTACCGAAGAATACTCAAGCAGGGAATCAGTCCTTGCCTTAGCTAATCATTATTACCACAAGCAGATGTGGGATGAGTGCTACTTAGTAGCAAAGAAGTCATTAGAGTTTAAGGAAAGATCGCTTAACTTTATGTCCGAGTATTGGGCGTGGAGTCATATGCCTTACGACCTAGTAGCAATATCAGCTTGGCAGTTAGGTAAATGGAAAGATGCTTACAAGTATGGCAAGCAAGCAGTAGAGATAACCCCAAATGATGAACGATTGGTTAAGAACTTACAGTTCTATAAGGAGAAGCTGAATGGCAACACTAAATGATATGATCTCCGAGGTTCGGTCCTCGCTCGCTGGTTATACCCTGCGCCAAGACCGCATCTCGTATCTCAATGCTGCTATAACAACAACTGACCTATCATTCCAAATTGGTTCATCTAGCAACCTGGCTAAAGGTATCGTCGAGATTGATGACGAACTTATTTGGGTAGATAACTTTAACAAGGCAAACAACACAATGAACGCCGCTCCTGGCTTTGGTCGTGGCTATCAAGGAACATCTGCTGCGCCTCACGCTCAATATGCACAAGTAACTTTGACTCCATCTTTTCCACGCAACGTAATCAAGCAATCTATCAACGACACCATTACCTCGGCGCCAAGACCTGATGGCAAATGTGGCTACATTTAATACTCAGAAGACTATTAACATTTACGAGAACGTCCAGCCTGGTAGAACTATCCAGGTTTGGTATGCCGCTTCCCCAAACACTTTGACCAATGCTTCAGATGACTTTGTAGATGTATCAGGTCTACCTGAATCTTGCCGTGATGTAATCACACTAGGCGCAGCCTATCGTCTGCTTACCTACGTAGATACAGGTCGTATCAACCTTACCTCTGCTGAGGCTGACCTTAATGATAGCAAGATACCAAGCACCGCTTCTACTAGCTCATCTCGTTATGTCTACGCTCTGTATCAACAAAGACTACAAGATGAGTCACTTAAACTTTCAGACAAATTCCCGATTCGTCTACACTACACCAAGTAAGGCAGGATAAATGACTAGAAAATACAGTTCAACTTCGGTTGCAACAACGTTAGCGGCTGGTATCAACAGTTCAGCTACGAACATTACCGTAGCTAGTGGCACTGGTTCTGCTCTTATGGGTGGTGTAACTCTTGCCGGAGGTAACGTAGATCAATTCACTGTAGCTATTGATGTTGATACCATCAACGAGGAGATTGTATTCGTTACCGCAGTAGCCTCAGATACTCTGACAGTAGTCCGTGCCAGGGCTGGAACTACCGGTATCTCACATACCGCAGGTGCTTCAGTAAAGCACGTTCTAACTTCAGATGATTTAACCTTCTATACAACAGGTGTTGCCACCGCAGATGCAGCAGTCCCAGAAAACATAGCAACTGCTAAAGGTGATATCCTAGTAGCAAGTGCTAGTGGTGTAGTAGACAACCTTGCGGTTGGAACTAATACTCAAGTTCTTACTGCAGATTCAACACAAACATTAGGTGTTAAATGGTCTAGTTTAGATACTGGGGCTTCAACACCAACCGTGCTTATGCTTATGGGCGCTTAACCAACAACTAACAAGGAGAAAAACAAATGCCTACAACCTATAAAGTGTTGGGACAATCGAACCCAGCAGCAACAACAGCAACAACTCTATACACAGTTCCAGCCTCTACACAGGCAGTCGTATCAACAATTGTAGTTGCTAACTTAACAGCAACTGCTGCTACCTTCCGTATTGCTTGCCGTGTTGCTGGTGCAACTTTGGCTAACTCACAATACGTTGCTTACGATATTACCGTAGGTGCTTCAGATTCAACAGCTCTGACACTTGGCCTTACGCTAGGTGCTGCTGACGTTGTTACTGTATACGCATCTACTGCAAACATTACCTTTACCGCTTTCGGAAGTGAGATTTCCTAAACAATGTCCATTAAATCCATTAAGAATGGGACCCGTAGTATTTCTATGCTTGTGGGTAATGCTTCTTATATTCCTGCTGTTTCATCTGTTGAATACCTTGTAGTCGCAGGTGGCGGTGGCGGTGGATACTACGCAGGTGGTGGCGGTGGCGCAGGTGGTTGCAGGACCGCAAGCGGTTTCTCAGTAACAACTGGAGTGTCTTATACGGTCACAATTGGTGCAGGTGGTGCTGCAAAAACCGCTTATGGAACCGATGGTTCTGGTAACAATGGAAGCAACTCTGTATTTAGCACAATAACTAGCACTGCTGGTGGTGGCGGTGCAAGTGATGGAGCCGCAAAAACTGGTGGTTCAGGTGGTGGTGGTGCGCCAGGTAACACTCCTGGAGCAACTGGCACTTCAGGACAAGGCAATACTGGTGGAAATGGGGCTAGTAGTTCAAACGAAGCAGGCGGTGGCGGTGGTAGTAATAGCGTTGGCGCTAATGGTGTTGCTTCAACCAAAGGTGGTAATGGTGGTTCTGGATTAACTTCATCTATTAGTGGCTCATCTGTTACATACGCAGGCGGTGGCGGTGGTGGTGCAAATGCAACTGCTGGCACAGCAACAGGTGGCGGTGGTGCTGGAGGAACCAATAGCGTTGTTGCAACTGATGGAACTGCAAATACTGGCGGGGGCGGGGGCGGTGGTGGTGCTCCGGGAGCAAGTCCATATAGAGATGGTGCTGCTGGTGGATCAGGTATTGTAATTATTCGTTACCCAGACAGTTTGCCAAATGCAACTTCTACAACAGGTTCACCTACGTTAACGACAACTGGTGGATATAAAATTTACAAGTGGACAGGAAGCGGGAGCATAACTTTCTAATGAGTATCTCTAGCGTAAAAACAGGTTTGATCGTTGATGAATTTTTAGCGGGTAACGCATTTTACAATCCTGTTCCACCAACTGTTGAATACCTTGTTATTGCAGGTGGCGGCGCAGGTGGCGGCGGTGGCGGTGGTGGTGGTGCTGGAGGTTACAGAACTGCTACAGGATTAGCGGTTACTGCTGGCTCAGCAATTACGGTTACTGTAGGTGCTGGTGGAACAGGTAGAGCAGACAACTCTGGAAATGTTGGAAACAACTCAGTATTTTCTAGCATCACATCAACTGGCGGTGGCGGTGGTGGTAGAAACGCAGGAGCGCCACCGACAAGTGGTGGTTCAGGCGGCGGTGGAAATACCGCTATAACTTTTGGAACTGGAACCGCAGGTCAAGGAAATAATGGTGGAGTTTCAAGCGGTGCGGGTTCTGCTGGCGCAGGTGGTGGTGGTGGCGCTAGTGCCGTAGGTGGAAATGGTGGAAGTAGCGTTGGCGGCGTTGGTGGTGCTGGTTCAGCATCATCTATTACAGGTTCATCTGTAACACGCGGTGGTGGTGGCGGCGGCGGAATTGAAGCAGGAGGAACTGGTGGTGCTGGTGGTTCAGGCGGTGGTGGTGCAGGCTCAGTTACATCTACTGCAACTGCTGGAACTGCTAACACAGGTGGCGGTGGTGGTGGAACTACAAGTAATAATACTCAAGCAGGCGCTAATGGTGGTTCAGGATTTGTAGCAATCCGTTATGCAGATACATACAATTTAGCGACTTCTACAACAGGCTCACCAACAATAACAACAACTGGCGGATACAGAATTTATCAATGGACAGGTTCAGGTTCCATCACTTTCTAAATAAGGAGAAAACAATATGGCACACTTCGCACAACTAGATGAAAGCAACACAGTCCTACAGGTGATTGTGGTCGCCAATGAGGAACTGATCCTTGACGGCGCAGAGTCGGAAACCACACATACGATCCAATTGCAGATCATTTCCACGCGCCACAACCTTATTCTTCTTGGATATTAAATTCAGAGGCTCAATGGGTTTCACCAGTTCCTATGCCAACAGATGGTAAGCCTTACTCTTGGAATGAAGAAACACAGTCTTGGGATTTAATAGTAATTGAAGGTGCTTAATGGCTTGCGTCAGCTTTAAAAATAAAATAATTAGTAGAAGTATGCTGGCAGGTAATACTGCTTTTAATCCTTCATCCTTTGAATCTATTGCAACCGCCACAGGCACAGGTTCAAGTGGAGTAATTACCTTTAGTTCAATTCCTAGCACTTACCAACATCTGCAATTAAGATGGATTGCTAGAACAACTGACGCAACTTCTGGTTTTGAATCTATTTTAATCCGATACAACGGAGTAACTTCTACAAGTTATGGTTATCATTACATAGAAGCAAATGGCTCAACAGTATCTGCCGCAGGAACGGGTTTTACAGACACCAGTTGGAATTTAGGAAATGCTATGGCTTTGGGTGGTTTAACTGCTGGCATTATGGGCGTTGGGATTATAGACATCCACGATTACGCATCTACCACAAAATTAAAAACTTCACGCGCTATTGTAGGTGGCGATAGAAATGCTGCAAATGGCTATATAGAATTATATAGCAGTTTGTTTAATAGCACTTCGGCTTTGAGTTCTATTACTTTAACTTCTGGTGGTGGCAATTATGCAACTACAACTCAATTTGCCTTATACGGAATCAAAGGATAGACGATGCCAGCAACTTATGAACCGATAGCAACTGCAACTTTAAGTGGTAGCACAAGTGAAACTACATTTACTTCAATACCTGCAACCTATACAGATTTAAAATTGGTATTTGCTGGAGTGTCATCAGCACAGGCTTTGTGTATCCAATTTAACGGAGATACTGCGACAAATTACTCACTTACAGTTTTAAGAGGCGATGGAAGTTCACCTGTATCATCACGCAACACAACAATAGACCGCCTTATTGTTTGCAGTTTGACTGGCACTAATCCAAATACAGTGACTTCAGATATTTTTTCTTATGCAGGGTCAACATACAAAACACTACTAAATTCTTCATCAGAGGATAATAATGGCAGTGGAAATACTAGACAGTCAGTAGGTTTATGGCGTAGCACGGCTGCCATTACATCTTTAAGACTTTATGGTTTTTCAAGTTCAAATGTTACTGGAACCGCCACACTCTATGGAATTAAGGCGGCTTAAATGGCTAATACATATACGCTGATTCAAGCCCAGACTCTTGCATCATCTGCTGCGAGTGTTACCTTCTCGTCAATTCCTGCTACTTATACAGATTTGGTGCTGCGAGTAAGTGCTAGAACAAATTTTGCCGCAGTTATAGATTATTTTATTATGAGGCTTAATTCTGATACAGCATCTAATTATTCTGAAACTAGGTTAGTGGCTTATGCTGGAACTGCGACACTATCTGATAGATATTCTAATCAAACTTCTATCCAAGATATTAGCCAAAATGGAGATACTTCTACTAGCAATACTTTTTCCTCAACTGAAATTTATATACCTTCTTATGCGGTTGCCCAAAACAAACCTATTAGCGCATTTTCAGTAGTAGAAAATAATAGTGCAAGTGCAAATCAAATAGTGGCAGATGCAATTCTGTGGAGAAATACCGCAACGGTTTCAAGTGTTTCTTTTGCCCCATCCGCAGGCACAAATTTTCTTACAGGCTCATCATTTTATTTATACGGCATCAAGAACTCATAAGGAGAAAACAATGGCAAATCCAAAACGCATAGAGGTAAACTGCACAACTGGCGAAGTGTTAGAGCAAGCAGCAGCAGACCAACAAGCAGCAGCAGAAGCCGAAGCAGCAGCAGTCGCTGCAGCCAAGGAAGCAGCACACGCTAAGTTGGCAGCACTCGGTCTAACAGCAGAGGAAATTGCTGCACTAAGCAAGTAAGTAACACCAGCTTTACAAGCCCGCTTCGGCGGGCTTTTTATTTTGACAACCTAAAGGAGATTAAGTGACATACGGATCAGATATAACAGAACCAATAGTTTATACGCTATCCAATCCTGCAGGTTCAACAAGTTACATAGCAACAGGTGAAGCCTACGATGTAGCCCTATCTGGTCTACCATTCTTCGTAGGTGCTAGCGATGAGATTCCTTACCGTCGTCAAACTGCCCAATACCGTAAGCAACAGATAGATCAAAGCCGTGAGCCTGGTGAACAGACTCTTACCGGTTGGTGGCTACGTTCTCAATCATCATTCCACTACGGACAAGGTATCAAGTTCTTTGAACCTATCCAGGATGAGTCACTACGTTTCCAATACACCGAGTCTAAAGGGTTAGATGTCTGGACTAAGGGCCAAGCTACCCTGCTAAAAGATGTAGATGGCGGTATCCACACCATTACTGGTGGCATTAAAGCCAACGGTAGACCAAATCAAATAATGCGTTCTATTAAGTGGGTCAAGCCTACCTTTACAGGTGCTACTACCAATAACACTTACGATGGTGTTCTACTACTAGATGAATATGATGTAGACAAGATTATCCCACGCATTACTGTATCTATTACAAACAAAGCGCTGACATCTGACGTAGCAACACTGACTACTAGCGCAGCACACGGTCTATCAGTTGGTATGCAAATTAACATTAGCGGTGTAGATGCAACTTTTAACGGTGAATTTAGAATCACAACCGTTCCTACTACTACCACTTTTACCTATGCGAAGGTAGCAAGCAACGTAGCATCAACTGCCGTATCTCCTGCAGGCACCGGTTACTCAGATGTAACACACTTTATTGACTACAACGCAGGAACAGATGATCCGGTCTTTGCTATATGCGATGATGGAACTTATGCCTATTGGGTAACTAACCAAACATCAGGCGGTGCAAATAAGATTCACGTCTATAAGAAGTTGCTGACAGATGATTCAACAGTTTCCCCTACTTTGATGTTTAACGCTACAGGTATCGTAGTAACAAATGCCGCAATGGAGTTCACAAAAGAACGTCTTGTCTTAGCTGCCAACAACAAGGTCTATGAGTTTGCTACAACCGCAACATCTTTACCTACTGCCGTTTATACACACCCAACAGATAACTTTGTTTATACAAGCATCACCTCGTCAGGTGCTGCAATATACCTATCTGGTTATACAAACATCCAGTCAACTATTCAGAAGTTTACCCTTGAATCAACTGGCGCTATGCCTACCTTAACCAGCGCTATTACTGCTGCTGAACTACCCGTAGGTGAAAAAGTATTTAAGATCTCCTACTACCTAGGCTATATGGCTATTGGAACTAACCTTGGTATGCGTGTGGCTGATGTTAGCTCTGCCGACGGAACCATTGCCTATGGCCCATTAATATTTGAATCAACTCAACCAGTCTACGACTTTGCCTTTAGAGATAAATACATCTGGGCAGCTACTGGAGTAGAGGGACAAGTAGGACTTACTCGTATCAACCTTGGCACTGAAGTTGGACAATTAATATTTGCCTATGCCTTTGACCTATATAACCCTTCAGATACTCTTGGACATTACACAACTACTTGTGCATTCCTTGGCGACACTAACCGCCTAGCATTCTGTAATGCTGGCAATGGAGCAGATGGCGCTATCTATATTGAATCTGCCACTTAACTAATTGCAGAAGGATATCTACAGTCAGGTTATATCCGCTATAACACTCTTGAAAGCAAAATCTTTGAACTAATCTAGGCACGTATTGATACTGTTAACGGTGCAGTTGATATAAGTTCTATT